AGAATTTCAGATAATTTCAAGAATTTGAATTTGATTCTGAATAATTATCAGATAATTTTCATCTATGATTAAGAATAATCAGATAAGAAGATGAAATATATTTAATTTTCAGATAATTGATATTTTAAATTTGAATTTTATAGATAATTCTGATAATTTTCAATTATCTTAGAGAATTATCTGAAAATTCAGATAAATTTCTAAAATAATCAGAAAATTTTGATATATACCTTTTTTTATTTTTATTATATCAATAGATTATGAATTCATCATGAATAAAATCTAAATAATTTAAAGATAATTTATGAATGAATTATGAATAATTATCAGAAAATTCGATCTGCTATATTGCAATTATCAGAATATTTAGGTGCTAAGATATAATTATCAGATAATAATAAGGCAAATAAAATAATATTTATAATATTCTGAATATTTAAGGTTTTTAACCTAATTGTCATAATATTCATAATATTAGAATTTTAATAATATTCAGATAATTTAAGGTATAATATTGAATTGATTATATAATAAAGATAATAGCCATAAATATAATAATCAATATGAATAAATAGTATAAATTATATAATCAATTAAATGTTATTTGATAAATATTTAGATAATAATAATGTTGAGAATAAATTATCAGATAATTAATATATGCTTATAATAATAATCAGAATATTCATACAATAATAAATAGAATATAGAATATTCAGATAATTGATTGAAGTGAGAGAGAATATTCAGATAATTCATACAATAGAGAGTGAGGAGAGGAATTGTCTGACACATCCATACATCTCAGATAATTTTCAGACAATATAATGTGATTTTTCTTATTGTCAGAATATTCTTGCAATTCATATGTATTGTCTCTATTATCAGACAATTAAGGGGCCTACCATCTATTGTCAGAATGTTCAGACAGTTCCTCGGCATCTACCAGTTACCAGCTGTATTCCTGGCAATAATACTTTTTGTTTTTTCCTATAGCATTAGCAATCACACACACACACACACGAATTGACATACAAAAACCCAAACCAACACACAATGTCAAAAACTACTGCTGTTAAATTTTTACAATAATAGATGTCATTTTTCTAAATAAGTAAATAAAAGTAAATTAGGTATTGACAAGTATATAATATATATTATATAATATTACTTATATTATTATAATAATTATTAATAAGTATTTTTGGTATAAATATTAACATATAATGGAGGTATAAAATATTATGGTTTCTAAAATAAAAAGAAACTCAAACACCAAGGTAGAAGATTGGTTGAAAGATGATAACCTCCTACTTATAGAATCTTGGGTAAGAGATGGGTATAAACTAAAGGATATAGCTTCTAAGATTGGTATAGATACACAAACATTATATAGATGGAAGATAGAGTATCCTGATATTGCAGAAGCATTAAGTAGGGGTAAAGAATTAATTGATTATAAAGTAGAAAATGCTTTATTACGTTCAGCATTAGGTTGTAAAACAAAACGTACAAAAATAACAACTACATTGAGATTTGGTAAAGTGGTAGAAACAATAAAGGAAGAAGAAGAATGTGAACAGCCCCCGAATGTTAAAGCCATTGAGATGTACTTATATAATCGTTCAAATGGTAAATGGAAAAACATGTCTGGTAAATCAAATTTCATTGATGAGTTAGAAGAAGATTCTAAGGTAGAAATTACAGTAAGACGTGCTTCTAATAGAAATGAAGAAAATACAGATGCATATGAAATAGATAATAAAGACATAGAGTTAAGAAAACGAACAGAAGAAGAAAGAGAAGAGTATAAGAAAGAAAAAATGCAAGAAGCAGAAAAAGAAAATGACGAAGTTGATTTTGAAGAAGAGTGGCCAGATGAAGGGGATTATTAATTATGAAAATAACAAAGGAAGTTAGTCCCGCATTTGAAGATTTTATTTTTAATTGGGATTATGAAACATATCTTCTTATAGGTGGTTACGGTTCTGGTAAGAGTTATCATATAGCTTTTAAAATAATATTAAAGTTATTAGAAGAAAAGAGAAAGTGCTTGGTAGTAAGACAGGTATTTGATACTATATATGAAAGCTGTTACGATTTGTTTAAAGAAATATTAGAAGATATGAATTTGCTTTGTTATGAGTTTAATGAATTTAAAAGAAAAACAAATAAATCAAAATGTATAGCTCTTAAGTCTCCATTAAGAATAATGTTTGCCAATGGTTCGCAAATAATATTTAAAGGTATGGATAATCCAGAAAAAGTAAAATCAATTAATGGTGTCAGCATAGTATGGATAGAAGAATGTTCAGAAATAAATCCAGATGGTTATAAAGAATTGCTAGGTCGTATTAGAACTCCAAATCTTAGTATGCACTTTATATTATCATGTAACCCAGTAAACAGAGAGAATTGGGTATATACAAGGTTCTTTACTCGTGTAGATGAAAATGGTGAAGAACATGTTATTATGCCAGAAGAAAAATTCTACGAGAAAAAGAATTTAATAAAACATGGTATATATTATCATCATAGTACACCAGGAGATAATCCATGGTTACCATGGCAATACATACGAAGATTAGATGATTTAAGAGAGTATGATTATCCATTATATCTTGTAGCTCGATGGGGTAGATTTGGTGCTTCTGGTACTCGCGTATTGCCACAGTTTAGAGTTGCTTCAAACGCTAAAGATTTTGTAAATGCTGTAAATAAGCTAGGTGTAGAAAATCAATATTTTGGTTTTGATTTTGGTTTTGAAGAAAGTTATAATGCTGTATTAAGTATGTCTGTAGATAGTAAGAACGGTATATTATATATTTGGGATGAGATATATATAAATCATGTTACAGATGCCCAAATGGCCAGATTACCAGAGATGCAGAAGCTTAAAGACAGAATAGATTCGTATTATTCAAATGGATATAACAAGTACATAGTTGCAGATAATGAGGACCCAAAGGCTATACAGTTTTATAGGCAGATGGGTTATTTAATGCGTCCCTGTAAAAATAAGTTCTCTGGTTCGAGATTATCTAATACAAGGAAGGTAAAAAGATTTAGAAAGATAATTGTTAGTCCAAAATGTAAGAATACAATAAAAGAGCTAAAAGATTTAACTTACAAGAAAGATAACAACGGTAAGGTTCAATATGATGAATTTAATATTGACCCACACACCTTTTCTGCTATTTGGTATGGTCTCGATACTGTAACTGTAGCAGATATTAAATATAAGAAGTATAACAGTAAATCAGGTGAACCAAACAATGGAAGGAAATATAAAAGAAGATATATGTTAGGAGGTTGAAATGGATAACGAATTTAAAATTGATTGGAAACGTAAACTTACAAGCAGAAAATTTTGGGCTGCAGTTGCTTTGTTTGTATCAGGTGTAATGTCCGCGGTAGGTAAACGTTCAGAGGCAGAGGTTGTAGGTGGTCTTATTATGCAGGGTGCTGCAGTAGTTGCATATATTATTGGTGAAGGTCTTACTGATGCCTCAAATGCAACTATCGAGGTTACAGAGGAAGAAGAAAAAGAATAAATAATTGGAGGTAGCTATCTTGTCATTGAACGAGGAACAGAAAGTATATGCAAATATAGTAGAAGAGTATGACGAATATGTTGAAAATACGTATATACTTTCTGCATATAACAAAATACCATATGCTTTAATTAGGGAAGAAATGGATGTAGGTGTCCAAGAATTATTTGATGAATTTGGTTTAATTTTTAAACTCTATAAGATTTATAAGAGAGGTAAGAATTTCTTAGTAGAAGGTACAAATGGAGATTATGTACCAGCCAAATTAAAATACAAGATGGCTGCATCCTTAATTAATAAAGAAGCTAGATTTTTATTTGGTGAACAGCCAGACATTACTGTTGAACCAAAAGGCGATACAAGTGTATTAACAGAAGAGGCTAAAAAATCTTTATCTGTTATGAATGATTTAATAACAACGGTATTAAAGAAGAATAGGTTTCAGGATATACTTATAAAAGCTGCCAGAGATTGTTTTATAGGTAAGAGGGTTGCAGGCCTTGTTAATTTTAATGAAGAAGATGGTGTAACAATAACGTTTTTAAATAGCCTTCAGTTTATATATGAAACAAAGCTAGGTAATCCTAACTTTTTAACAAAATTTACATGTTTTATAATAGCTAAAGATTGTGTGTCATTAACGGATAGAAGAATATTTAAAAAGAAATATGTGTATGATGAAGATGAAGGTATAGTTTACCTTGAAGAAGATATGTATAATGGTGCCGGTGTTTTAGTAGAACATGTAACAACAAAACAGCCAATTAAATTAAAAAGAATACCTGCCGTAATATTTATAAATGATGGACTTCTTGGTGAGGTAAGTGGAGAGTCTGAAGTAGAACTTTTACAGGATTATGAAAAGTGGTATTCTAAACTTAGTAATGCTGATTCAGATGCACAAAGAAAGTCAATGAATCCAACAAAGTATACTGTAGATATGGAGTCAAATTCTACAAAGAATTTATCTACTGGTGCAGGAGCTTTCTGGGATTTAGGTTCAGACCAAAATTTAACAAATGGGCATCCAGAAGTTGGTTTATTAGAGCCAAGAATGCATTATTCAGAGGCTTTAAAAACTTCTCTTGATAGGATAAAAACAGCAGGTTATGAGCAGGTTGATATGCCAAATATAACCCTTGATACTATGCAGGGTGCAATTACATCAGGTAAAGCATTAAAAGCTATATATTGGCCGCTGATTGTTCGCTGTAAAGAAAAGATGAAGGTTTGGGGACCAGGTCTTTCTGAAATGGCAGAAATAATAATTGAAGGTGCAATTGTATATCCATCTTGTGTAACAAAATATATATCAGAGAGAGTAATACCTATTACATATGATGTAGAAGTTGTACAGAATACTCCTCTTCCCGAAGATGAAATAGAAGAAAAAACAACAGATTTGGCAGAAGTAGAAAGTGGCGTATTATCGCGAAAAACATATATGAAAAAGTGGAGAGGTCTCACAGATACAGAAGTTGATGATGAGCTTAATCAGATAGCCTACGAGCGACAGGTGTTAGAGGAATCATCTTTTAATAATGGAATGAATGGCGATAATAAGCTTATAAATCCAGGTACAGATGATTTTAATATGATGGGTGTAAATTCTATAAAGAAAGACGGTACTCAGGACAACAAAGATGATAATGGTGATAACTATAATAATCATAATACTAATCAGAATAGTCAAGGTGGTTCGGTATTTAATTTAGTAGGTAACTTACAATCATCTGTAAATTCACAGCTTGATGGTCAAGGCAAATCATCTATTGGTGGTATATCAAGGTTAAATGGTACACAGATAAATACACTTATAAATATTCTAAGCCAGTATACTCTTGGTGCATTTTCCAGACAGCAGGCTATAAATATAATGACCGCAATGGGATTAAGCGAAACATTTTCAAATATGTTACTTGATGAAGAGGATAAAAAGAAAAAGCAGGTGAATTGATATGCCTGAGTTATATTTTAGAGATGCCGAAACTGCAAGGGATGAAATAACCACAAGACAGAAACGAGAAATAAGAAAACTTTATAATCAATGGGCAAAAGAGATTAGACAACTTGCTGGTGATTTTTCAAAAAGTAATATAAATGATATACAAAAACAAAGAGAACTCACAGCATTATATTATCAGCTTCGTCAAGGCTCAAGAAATATCTCTAGTGAACTTGATAGAACCGTTAGAAGAAATATACGAAATATAACAGAAATAACAGTTAGAACTAATAATAGATGGTTAAATAGTCTTGGTTTTACAAACGGTTCACTTGATTTAAAGTTCAATCCAGTAAAAGAATCTGTTATAAGGAATATTATATCTGGAGGCATATATAATTCTGGTTATTCTCTAAGTGATAGAATCTGGAATTTAGAGAATAATACAATGAAAGATATATATGCTGTTGTAGCAAAAGGGTTGGCAGAGAATAAAAGTATTTATGATATAGCTAAAGAGTTA